GAGAATATCTCTATCACTCCTTGTGCATAGACGATTTCTAATTCAAACTCTTTCTGAGTTCCTGTAAAGTTTTGGATTTCTACTTTCATAATTTTTCTGTTTTGTTGGTTCAAATATATATTTAATTTTTAAAGTCTTTTATCTTTTGCTTATATTTTTCTATTATCTCTTTTAATTCTTCTCTTGTAAACTTTCGTGTTTTCATCGCATCAGCGCTTAAACGCTCGAATTCGTGAAAACCTAACTTAACTAAAAGATTTTCACGGTAAGGTAAAAGGTTGCCAGATAAAAACGAATTGCAATACTCACATTGAAGATGCACATTACGCTCATCAAACCTTACGTTGAAGTGTCCACCTGCTGAATAGAAATGTCCTGCATTCGGTTTTTTAGGTTTTTTACCGCAGCTTATGCATAAATTACCCTCGTCTCTTAACCTGATATACTTATTAAATACTTGCTGCGCTACTTTCATTAAATCTTGCACAGTAGTTAGTTCGTCTTTTAGTATCTTCTTACGTTCTTTCCACGCTTGGCTTTTCTTCTGGGTAGTTTGTTCAATAGCACAACTTAACGAGCAGGTGCTTTGTGCAGTAGTGTATATCGGTGTAAATTCGTTTTTACATACCTTGCATTTCTTAGCTTTCATATTTTTATGGCATTATGTATAGAAATTAATGTATATGTCTTTTCAATCTTGTTATTATTTTCAAATTCTGTTTGTTTAGGCATTGAATTATCAGTAATCCAATTTGGTTTTATATCATTTATATTGAAAACAAATATTCCTTCTGGTGTTGAATTTATATAAAGAGCCTTGCAATTCATTTTGTTTAAACTATCATATTTAATTTTCTCTAACATCAAATTATCGTAGTGTTTATTTCTACATTTTAACTCAATTACGCATTTATATGTTGAACTAAAACAATCATAACTTGAAAATTTATCTTCGCATTTTGTTAAATCGTATATATAATATTTTTTTAAATAATTAAATAATTGTTCTTCATTCATAACAACTGTTTAAATTCATTATTTTCTCGCTTTAATTTTAAATACTCTGTATGATACTGAGCAAGTCTTTTAATTAGCTGCTTATTCTCGTCTTCCATAGCACTTAAAGTATCTCGTGTTTCACTCATCCATATTTCGTATTTCTCTAAGGTTTCTATTAAATCTTTTCTGTGTTCGTGTTTATCTCGTAAATCGTGTAGAGAAAGTCGGATGCTTCCTATAATCGCATTTAAGGAAGTCTTAGCGTGTATTACATCAAATAAATTCATCTGTTTTGTTTTAAAGTCCACAATATCCAGAATCGCAATCTTGAAAGTCTTCATCAAATAAGTCTAATTGCAATCTGTGATTTTTAATTTTTTCGTAAGTTATTCCACTTTTAAAAGTACAGTTGTTTTTTTGTTCTTGCTCAATAAACCAATCAAATTGTTTACTTGCCTTCTCACTCATATACTTTAACATCAATTCGTTTCTATGAAAACAACCTACGCAATTGTTTCTGTAAGCAAATCTTACGGGTTTATCTTCCCAATACTTTTCTATTTTATCTTTAAAAATTGCATCCTTAATTAAAGGAAATTCTACTTTTCTATATGGAAGTTCTTTCCATTTATTCCTTCCGTTTTTTTCTCCTACCTTAAACTTAAAACTTTCTATTCCATCTACCGCTCTTTCAATCATAGTTTTTGCTCGGCTCATTTCATTTGCTCTAAATCCAATTCTCATTTCTAAAGGAAGTTCAATATTTTCATAGCACCATTGAGCGATAGGTTTCACTTTCATATCTACCGTACAGTATCTTGTCATTTGATTAGGTAAATAATTTTTACCATTTGCCATCTTATAACCTGCTATTACCTCATCGAAAGTATTATCACTTAACCATACTATTTCTTTGCCTATAAATTGTTCTAAATCAAGTATTGTATAGATAATAGTATCTTCTTCTAAAGTTCCTATAAAATCGTGTCCTATTTTGTCGCTTACAATTTGTCTAATTTTCGCGTCAGGGAATAAACATTTTTTATCGTTTGTTCTTACTAAAGCAAATACATTGTAATCAGCAGGATAATTGGCTGCAATATATGCAGATGTTTTACCACCACTTAAACTGTTTACTCTCTTCATATTCCTAAAGCATTAATTCCTTCGCAGGTAAATTTAGTTCCGTATTCTAATCTAAATAATACGGGTTTATTTGCAAATGTAGGCATTCCACCTGTTTCTGTTTCTTTAACCTTCTTAACGTGTATCTCTGTAAACATCCAATGTGATTCGTGTGCTGGGTATCTGTGTATAACTAAGAAGTCATCTGCTCTATTTCCCCATTTACCACCACCTTCTGCATCTGCCATACTTGGGGGGGTAGGTAAGCCATTGTATTCTCCGTCTTTATGTGTCTTTCTTAAAGCATCTGTAGCAGCGTGAATACATAAATAAATAGTTGTGTTCGTCTTTTTAGCAAATAACCTTAGCCTCGTAGCCATCTCGTAATCGTAATCGTGTGCATTGCTTCCTTTAGGTCTTATAAAAGAGTTGTGAGGGTCAATCATTAAAGCATCGTAATTACCTAATTCCTGTACTTGCTTCATAAACTCGTCAATTGTCCACGCTCTCTGTGCATCTATAAAATCAAAGTGAGATTCAATAAAGTTTTTATAGTTGTCTAGTTCAGATTCAAACATATCCTTAATCTTTTTACCAGCACACAACTCTATCAAATTACGCTTGATTCCAAACACGGAGTTCTCAGAAGAGTAAATTAGGTGTTTAAGGTTGTATTTAACCGACATAGTAAGTAAGTACCATAATACCCAATAAGTCTTACCTACGTTAGCGTGTCCTAAAATAATGTTAAACGTACCTTCTTTAAATCTTAAATGGTTGTCTAAGTCTATACTTATTCCCTTACCTAAAGGAATCTTATCTTGTCTGAGTAACTCTAATAACTCATCTTGGCTTCTATGGTTAACTATCATTTCTTTTTGTTTATGGAATAACCATCTACTCCTATGTCAGAATTCCAATGAGGAATAGGTTGTTTATTTATATCTTTTACATTATCATTTACATTTACATTATCAGCTATTTTTGCTATAGTAGAAATGCGTTTGCTATCGTTTGCTATGTTTTGCCATCTTTTATTAGCACCTGCCTTACCTGCTTCACTCCGTTTTTCCTTAGTTTCTTCAAACTTAATTAAATCTCTTTTCAGTTGTTGTTTAATTGGAGTGAAAGCTAAATTGATAATTAAATCCTCTGATACAGGATTCTCATCGTTTACGTAGGCAAAGATAAATTTTATCAATTCTCCTGCCTTTTCATTTGGTAGTTGTTCAAATAATGCTTTTTGGTCAGCATATAAGATAAATCCTTTCTTGTCTTTAGCCATAATTATAATATTAAATAAAAAACCCCATCAAATCCAGAGCGTCCTACTTCTCCTTCATTGACAGGGTCAATAACTTTTTTAAGTTCTTATAATGTAGGACGAGAACTATGTCACAAATATAATAAAATTTGGGACTAAAAAGGCAATCCAGAACTTTCGTTTCTAATCTTATCCGAAGTATTTTCCATCTTTTTAAATGGTTCTTGAATCTTACCCGAGAAGAACTTACCTGCTTTCCCATCTTTAACCCATAGACTAATTTCTAATTCTCTTCCGTCTACGTTTATAGTACCTCTATAGTCAGGATGTTTCTCGTTTTCTTTCTTGTTATTCTTAAAAATAACTGCCGTGTTGGTGTTGTCGTAACTCATTTTTACTTTTGTTTTTAAATTATACTTTTTAATTGCTCGTAGTAGTTTCTACAAAGTTCTACCTTCTCTTTAATTTGTTCGATAGCTTGTTCGTCTCTTTCTACGATGAATCTTTTAATTCGTAGGTTGTTAGGAATATGATTAAATGTGTGTTGGCTCTGTACCGCTTCACGCAAATCTAAATCCTCATCTATTAATCCTGCTTTCCAATGCGCTCTGCGAACCTCATCTTCTACGATTTGATGCGGTGTATTCATTAAGCAGTAAACTAATTCAGCACTATCCATTCCGGTAAGAAACATATAACCTTGCAGTTGCCAAAAATAATCTTTATTCTTTAACTCAGTATCGAATAACGGAAACGTAGAACCATCCCAAGAGCATTTTATATCAGCAAGTAAGTCTTTTGTAATTACATCGGGTTCGCCTGTGAGCCATTCATTATTATATCGTTCCGTGTTTTTAACTACAAACTCCCACCCTAAGACTTGACCTGCAAACTCTATTGCCTCATCTTCCATCTGTAAACCTTTATCTGTATATCTACTCCAAAACTCTTTAGCTATTCCCAACTCCTTTTCTTTAAAGTAATCTTGAATATAAGTCTTTGCAGTTTCAGATAGAACCTCTCCCTTTGTTCTGGGAGAAGTCATTATCTTACCTATTGCGCTACATCTAATCTTCATCAGTATCTAAGGCTAATTTTGTTTCTACTCTTGTAATTGTAAATATCTTCAATAACAGTTTTATACTGCTCACGATTAGCACAATCTACCATTGCTGTTGGTTGCAATCTTAATTTGTGCATAAACTCGTTAAAATCAAATGTTTCTTTTTGAAGTAGCCCCATCATTGTTTGAACAAAACTTGTACGATTATAACCTAAATAATAAGATTTTATCATTCGTATTTTGTTAGCCATATCTTGAGCCAAATCAATATCTCCACATCTCCACGTGCCCTGCTCAAATATTTGTGCTGAACCATCTAATTTTACACCGCAAGATATTTGTATTGCTAAACTTCTTGATGAGCCGCTTCCAGTATTTTGACATAATGCAATGCAATCTGAAAAAACATAGTCATCATTTTTTATTGAAAATTCACGTAATTTAATATAAGATTCAATTCCCATATTAGCGTATCCCTCCATAAAATCTTTTTTAGTCCAATTCTTTTGATTAAGATTTAACGTGTGAACTTCATTTAATGAATATCCATTTACAATAATGTAATAAACAAATGATTCAGCTTCTTTAGCAGCCATTAAACGATGTTGTCCATCTATTACTTCCATTCGTTCATTAACTAAAATTGGGTTACACTTCATTCCATAAACACGAATTGAATCAGCTAATCGCTTAATGTGCTGTAAATTTGGAATTCTGTTTCCGTCAATTTGTTTGAACATTGACAAATTGTTTGTTTTGTAAACCTTGTTTACTTCTTTTCCTTCTTGCACTTGGTTACTATTCTTCGCCATTGGTGCTGTTGTTGTGTTAAACATATTTATTTGTTTTTATTGATTACTAATTATAACAATAACATTGCTTTGGTTTGTAACTCAGTTAATTCATATCCTTTCAAAGCATTCTTAAATTGTTCAGTAGTTAACTCTCCGTTTGATACTTTAGCAAGTCCTGATTCAAAACGCTCTTGAGGAAATAACTTACTTACTGCTTCTCGTGCCGTGTTTCCATCGTCATCCACCGCCTGTAAACTTAAAAGCGTCTGTAAACTTCCTCTTCGGTAGTAAGTAATCGAAGCAATTAATTTTTGTGGGTCGGTAATCATTGGGAGAACTAAACTGCTTTCTATCTTGTCTCCGTTTTCAATGTCTATTATCTGAGTACACACCTTGCCGTCTAAGATGGGTTGTAAGAGTATTAAACCGTGTTTTAATAGGATTGGTTCAGTAGCTTCTAAAATAGCGTTTAAATCAGCGTATTTTGATTTAAAGAAAGGATTGTTACTTCCTTTAGTAACTTTACCTATCTCTTGCTTTGCTTTCCATAGCTTAGTGTAGATAGTTTCGCTTTTCGGTAGAACGTCTACCACTTCTTCTTTTTTCATAGTTATCTGTTTTTAATTGTTTACAAATATAATACTTTTAAACATATAGCATACCTTCAGCAGCTAATTTTTTTTTAATTAATCGTTCTAAATAAATTAAAGAGTTCTTTTCGTTCTCGCTTGAATCGTTTGAGTAAGGTACGCTCAAGTCTATGCAGTTCATTATCTTATCAATCTTTTCTTTTAGCACATAATCAAATCCGTTATTTGCTTGTCTAACTACTTTTAAAGCGTGAATAACTGTGCTATGGTCTTTGTCAAAGAACTTACCTGCTTTGCTCAGGTGCATATTTTCTATTGCTAACCAAACCATACCTAACTGACGCCATTGCATTACTTCTCGTTTGCGTGATACTTGGCGAAGATACTCCAGAGAGAAAGGACAAGCTATTAAAAAATCCTCAAAAACGAATCTTGTATTTTTAGGAAATGAGTTCTTTGTGTCTGTAATTGATTGTATGTTATAATTCATTTTTTTGGTTTTATATATTTGATAAAGTAATCACATTCCCCTTTTTCGTTAGGGTTTATATCTGCGTATGTTTGCCAATATTTAGATGGTTCTGCCATATACCGGTAACATTCTTTCTTTAGTTTGCAAGTTTCATTTTTGCACATTGCTATATCTGGCATCTTATATCTCGTTTATATCTGTTATTAAACCTTTCCATAATTGGAATTTATCTTTAGCATCTGACTGAGTGTGTGCGCTTACAATTAAGTAACGTTCTTCCCATCTCTTTAGCTTTACCTTGTATGTTATCTTAAATCGTTTCATCTTTCTTTATGTTTTTCCAATCCGACATTTTATTGTTTACTCTAACTCTATATTTATAAACTGATGGTCTTGCACATTCAATTATAAATTCTCCTTTAAACCATTCGTTATCGTGTTTATGTGCAAAGTCACTAAAGCATCCGCTAACCATAACTTTGTCTCCTTTTTTAAATTCTTCCATAGCTTTTTATTTCTGAGATTCTGTTAACTAATTGAGCGTTATAGTTGTCCCAATATCTTTTTAAGTCTCCGTGTCTTACTCCGTTGTTAGGGATGAACTCGTTTTCTAATGTAGTAGGCTTTAAGTGTTGGTTAAATGCCTCTGTTACTTTCTTAAATACGTTTCGTGTTTTCATAATGACAATATTAGTTTGTGGTACTCTTTAATTAAATTATCTAATCTGTTTAGTGTTTCTTCTGAATAAACATCTGTGTTTGCTTGTCGCTCAATCTCCAATTGCTCAACGTACTTTGTTAAATCTTCTTTCATATCTCATCAAGGCTTTTAAGTTTATCAATCACTATCTGGTAGCTTCTCCATAATCTACCTAATCCACGTTGGCAGGTATCAATAACATTCTCTGAATGCTCGTGGAAGTTGTTAGGTATAGCTACCTCTGCATTGTACCGTAGCATATTATCTATTCGGTTCTGCATTCCTTCGCATAAGTAAAGCAATTCGTTTGCTTTTGCGTGAAGTTCTAAGGCTTCTTTAATCTGTTTTTTCATCTGTTTTGTATTATTGTTTTGACAAATATAATATAATTGTTTATAACTGCAATACTTTTAAACAAATTATTTTAATTATTTTAAAAAAAACAAAGGGAGAACATCTCTGAACTCCCTTTCTTACCTAAACAAAACAGATTGTACTTTACGAAAAAAGTTTTACTAAGGTAGCTATTTTATATTACTACGAAGTTTAAATTGTAAATAACCAATGTAAGTTTTGTTATTAATAGTAAACTTCTTATTGCAAATTTGTCTGTCTGAGCATTGCATTCTGTGTTGAATAGTTCCTGCCGCAGTTGTGTACATACTTTTATAGTGTGGCAATTTACCACAGTTAGGGCATTCAAACTTCTCTCCACCTCTCAATACCGCATAGTTTACTTTTTGCTTTGTATATGGTTCTAATTTGTGGTAAACCTTTTCAAGTACAATAACATCCATATCACAATACTCTACCATTCGCTTTAAAGCATCAGCATCTTTATTAAAAATGATAGCTTTCCACATATCCATACCTTCGTGCTTCAGCTTCGCACCAACCCCAAGAAATTTAGCAATATAATCTAACTTGTTTGAATTGAAATTAAACTGACTTTTAGCGTGTTTAAGCGTATCTATAGATTGATATTGAGGAAACATATCAACCTTATGTTTTAAACACCTTGTACGCAACCATTTTATATCGAATCTATCTCCATTATGCGCCACTATTTCATCTGCTTGATTTAATATTTTAACAAAATCTTTTAAAAGTTTTTTATCGCATTGGTTTTTATCCCAAGTTAAATTGTGAACTTCATCTTTACCTTCCCACTTCCAACTAACGCAAATTATAGCACGTTCTTTTATAATGTCTTCTGGTTGTATTGTAAGATTGTAACCACTTCTCCAAAATATACCAATATTAAATGATGTTTCTATGTCAAAAAACAAACGTCTTCTCATAATAATTTTGAATAAAAAAACCGATGTTACTCGGTTCTATTTGCGTTTGTAAGGTATATAGGTAGATTTACCGCCTTTCTTTATCATTCGTAAGACTTGCTTACGATTGTGTCCCTCTCGGTAGGAAATATGAAACCACGCTGCCTCAGTATCATTTCCTGCTTCATAAATTAATTGGTCGAAAACAACGTTATCTATAATCCACTCGAATAAATCTCTATCGTGTAAATCTAAATCTATTGCTTCACCTAAACTATGCTGAGACGTTAAAGCCCCCCCAATACGTTTATTTACGGCAGGAGAACGATAACCACTATTAACTCTAATTGGCTTTCCTAAATGCTCTCTAATAGGCTCAAAACAATTAATAGCCAATGCCATAGCTTTAGCAAGTTGCCCAGAGTTCATCGAGTTGCTTATTCCGTAGTTTGTAGCAGCATCTGAACGCTCAAATTCTGCTCTACTTAAATGCTTACTTAACTGCATATTACTATTAGGTAAGTTACTCTTTAGTAAGTTGTGATAGTGTAGCCGTAACTCCACCGATTGCTAACAAATAACCACTTGCCGTAATTAATGCTGCAGGTAAAGCTACAGGTGCTGCGATTATAGCTGCTCCTACTGCTCCTGCAATGATTCCTACTCTTTGTACTTTCTTCCAAAACTTAGGAGTTTTAGACTGCCATCTTTCTTTTAGTTCCATATTTCTTTTTATCAGGTAAAATACCTACCATTAATTCGCTAAATTGTACGTGTTTATCTAATTGTCTTTTGCTTGTTTGTATTCTATCTTCTAAGCAATCGTATAGCTTTAACTCTACTCTTTCAAGTTTAGATTCTAAAACCTCAAACCTTTTAGTAAAAAAGCTATACATTAAGAATATTACTAATACTAAAACACCTATTACTCCGTGTTTCTTTATAGCTTCTATTATAGGTATTAGTGCCATTTATAAAGTTAATATTTTAACAATAGATTATTTTAATACCTCAATAACTACTGCATCAATAAGTGCTGCATTCAGTTCTGAATAGTCAACTCTAAAGTGATTGCCTTGTTCATCTGAATAGTCTGCAAATATCTCATTCAAAATAGTGATTGTTCTATACTCAGTTGTTGCAGGATTGTCAGATGGTTTCTTAGAGTAAATGTCATCTACTACTAACTGCACCCCGACAATTGAATCAGTTGCTACCTTCTTATTTTCTTTATCTGTAATTACTTGAGTCTCTCCGTACCCAAAGATGTGTAATGTATTGTAAATTGCCATAGTTTATAATTAAGCGTAAATTACCTCCGTTGTTTCTATTGTGCAAGTCCACTGAATATTAGTAGCTGCTGCACCCGTTACTTGTACTCTAAGACCTCCGTTAGTTGTATCTGCTGCTAGTGTTGGTGTTCCCCAAGCTGGTGTATTCTGTACTAAAGTTACATTAGAAACATTCAATGTAGTAGCTGCTGCGTTTGCACCTCTTACAATGAAACCATCAATATCCCAAACTGCTGCGTTTACACTGCCTGATTGCTTACCTACAATAGTTCCTTTAAATCTATATGCTGATTGATTAGATAGAATTACTTGATTTGTTGCAGATGCTGCTGTCGCTCCAACTGTTACAGTTGTAGCTGTGTTTCCAGTTGTTCTAACTGAAAGTAAAAAAGTTGATGCTTGACAATGTCCACTTATGTTAATACCATCTATAGAATAACTTTTTACTATTCTTCCTGCAATACCAAATGTGTCAGCATTTTTTCCAAAAGCGTATGAATGTGTACCACTTGCCACGCTAGCATATCCACCAAGAACTACAGACCCCCTTCCACTAGCAGTGCCTCCTTCTCCAACTGCAAAACTATTATCTCCAGATGCTATTATATCACCATATGTATAAGAACCAAAAGCCACAGAACCAGATCCAGAAGATGTACATCTACTTCCGTGTGAAAAAGAAGAAAGTCCGCTTGCAGTTGACTGAGAAAATGCAACTGAATACCCGCCTGTTGATGTGGCCGCATATCCAATAGCTACAGAATCAACATTGCTCGTTCTTGAATTACTACCTAATAACACATTTCTATCTCCAGCTGCCACTTGGTTAGCATTAGTTCTGGTAGTTTGCAAATCAACAGCATTTGCTCCTCTTTTATTTCCGCCAGTAGTCGTGTTGTCTGGAATATCGGCAAGTATAGCTCCAGTTCCTTTAGGAACAATAGCAAAGTCTGCATTCGTTGCAGCAGTTACTGGTGTCAATGAATTAACTGGTACAGTAGCGTTAGGTGCTGCTGTAGTTTCTGCTTCAGTGAATTCTGTTAATCCTCCTGATGCTGGCACCGCC